AGTTATCCTGTTTAGCCTTTATTTCCCATCCAAAGGATAGTCCAGCATCACCCTCTACGACAAAGTAACTAGCTGTTCTTTCCGATACATAGCAATCACCATCTCCGTACTTTTGCAGAAATACTTGATAGCCATAGTTGTAAATGGTCTGTTCAAACATAGCATCTAGCCATACATAGCACTTGCCGTCTTCAGCTATCGTTCCCTCGCCTACATCTCCGAACAATGGTGTTGGTGTTTCGTAACAGTACAAATGTCTTTCACCATAATCTTTTGTTTGAACCACTCTTGACTTATGCCCGGTAACATCAAGATTTGAAAATCGTGCATACATCCCCGAACCAGTAACATCAAAACCTATAACAGCGCCAGATGACGGACCATTCAAAACAAAACTACACGCACCAGCACTATCAATCTCTATTCCGTCAGCATCAAGTACCGCTTTATTACTAGAATTACGTTTTAATGTAATTCTGGCATTTGTAGAACTAATTATTGCTTCTTTTGTGATTGAACCACTTGTTACTGAACTACTTATACTTCCGCTATTTATAGTCCAACCAGCAATAGTTCCACTTGTTGAAGTTAATGCACCAGTTGATGATACCTCAAATTTTGTGCCTAGTTTTATACTACCACCAGTAACTTTGAGATTAGAACATTCAACCGCACCAGCATTAGATACCTTAAATACACCACTACCCATGTTGATACTACCGCCTGTAAGAGTAAGTGAACTTGCTGTTACCGCACCAGCTTTTGTGACGCTGAAATCAGTTGATGATATGGCTATATTTTTTGATGTCAAGTTAAGTGTTCCACCTGACATGATTGTAAACACATCATTTGCAGATAAGTTAAGGTTATCAGCCTTGACCTTAAAATCTGTAGCACTTTGGTCATCTGCATCTAGTCCTAACTTGACTTGTGCTATACGTCCGTTTGTATTGACCTTTAACACGATTTTGTCTGAAGTCTGTGTTAACTCAGTTGATAGATTGCCTATATCTGTAGTATGTTCGCTAACTGTACTTGATAACCCATCAACAGTATTTTCCAAAATATGACTCTTTCCACTTAGCTTTGATATCTCGTTTTTAAAGTCATTTACAGGACTAGGTTGTACTTCTTCACCAACAGCTGATATCGTATCAACTAAACTCTGAATACCTCTCATTGTTCTGTTCATTACAAAACTACTAACAACTCGATCTCTTGTGTTCAGTATGACATTTGAACCTAGTTCCAACATAGGATTTCCGTATGTATCAACCTTAAATGGTCTATAAGTTATGTCCTTAATCTTGTTCAATAACCTTGTAAGGGCATCTGTTAAGTCCTGTGTACCCTCTAAACCAAATACAAGTGGATTTCCCTGTATGATGTACTGATTCGTGCTTGTTCCAACTACAGTTCCTGAATCTTGGTCTTCACTCTTAGCCACGATTCCTGTAATCTTCTCAGTTGTATATTGTTCATATGAACCAGAACCATCTATGTACCAGTAATATTCAATTGTTTCATTACTAGGCAAGCTAACATATTCAAACTTGCCATCTCTGTTTATGTGTCCAAAAACACCGTTTATCTCGCATATACTTTCGATAATGTATTTGCCGGATAATGTACCCTCGACTAAAAATCCTTTTTGAACCGACAGGGTATCATTTATAAGAGTCACGTTTTCCTGTGTTACATTTAAGTAATTGAAAAAGCTATCTCTCAGCTGCTTAACTGTTAATGGGAATGTAAGACCATCATACCAACTTGCTACATCTGCATTTAGTATGTAATACATTTCGTCATAACAGATAAGATTCCTGTATGACCTATCGTTTGTTGGTCTGTCAGATTCTACCCTGTACTTTCCTATAGGGAAAATCACTTTATCATTTTGATTCGCATAAACAATGTTGTTTCCAGCATCATCAACAAGAAACTCTCTGTTTTCTGTCCATAACTTACCAGATAGTCCGTTGACATCCCTTAATTCCATCTCAGCATCTAACAGATTATCCTTAAATGAATGATTACTTGATATCTGAATGCTAAAACAACTAGCTTCACACGCTCCAAATCTAAGGTTTTCTTCACTACACAGGCTTTCTTCTAATGTCATACTCTCAGCACAGATATTTGCATTTTCTAACACTACTTGATTGTTGTTTTCATCAGTAAATGTCAGTTTTAAGTATTTAGGGAATGTATCTGAAAATATTTTATTATAATCCAAATCAACACCCCCTAATACTCAATAAATGCTAGTCTTACTTGATCGTATGTGTTTTTGTCCAGCCTTGTAAACTCTATTGTACCTGGCAAATAAAAATCACCTGTATAATATCCGTCTGCTTCATCATCGTAATAATAGCAACTTACTTTACGTTCTACCCAGCTAGTGTAGTTTGACCTAATACCATCTATTACCTCTCTCAACTGAGAATCCCTTAGTGTGATTAACTCAAACTCTATCTTGCATCTAGTATGGGGCATCGGATTCCTATGCAGATACCCGTCAGCGTCCACATAGGAATCGTTATCTTGCCTTTGTGCTGGTGAACATTTGTAAGTTCCTCTTCTGATATAAGATAAAGGTATTTCGTAACTACCTACTTTGATTAGGTAACTTCCGTTATGCATTTTTCTTACCTCCTTACATCAAAAAAGGACTGTTACCAGTCCGTTTATAGTAATTATTTGCTTCACTTCTTGTTGCTGAGAATACATCTCTACTGTCAATTGTTAGGTTCTTTTCACTTATTGTTCTAAGTAAACTGTTCTGTTCCCTTAGTAGTGCATTCTGCTCCGATAACAAGTAATCGTTGTTTCCGTTGTTGTTAGAATCATATCCGTTATAAACACTCTTTCTCATTTCAAGTGTCTTAGGTGATGTTAACAGCCTTGAACCAAATCTTGACATTGCAGAAACAAACGAATTGTTCATTATGGATGCCATCTGTGACCTATTAAGAATCTCAGTTTTACCGTTAATATGTCCCATTACTTCAGGTCCAGCTTCACCAGCAATGAATACAGAACCAGCATCCAAAGTACCACCGGCAAACTGTGGGATACGATATAAAGTACCATTAGGACCTACCGCACCACCTGTAGCCGCAGCAACCGAATCAGTATTAGTTGTTTGGAAATCAGCCGTAAATGTAACCGTTCTTGTTCCTGTCCACCAATTCCACAAATCCATCAGCTTGTTTTTACGATCCTTGACATAAGGGTTTGCATCCGATGCATCAGCTATATCAAGTCCAAAGGTTACATTTGTCTGTCCTGTCCACCAGTTCCATAATGACATCAACTTATTCTTTCTGTCAGCAACATATGGATTATTGTCTGTAGCATCTGAAATATCTAATCCAAATGTAGCATTTGAACCTAACCAAATAGAGTTTTTAAACTTGTTAAGCGTCTTAGCCCATGTTGAATTAGCTGTTAAGCCCTCTATGCTGTTAAGCTGTCCACCGATGTATGCACCAAATGCAATGTCTTTACCTATCCATGTATTGTTCTTGAACTCATTAAGTTTCTTTTTCCAAGATTCAAACTTAGATAAGTTACCATCACTGTTGCCCTGTGTTGTGGTGTTGGCATTCATGTCAACTGATTTGCCTGTCCATGTATTGTAAAGGTTTTTAAACTTACCTCTCCAAGTATCTAGGTCATCAATCTTCTTAAGGTGTCCACCTGGCGTTGCACTTAATGTTGATTCCTTATCAACCCATGACTTAGTCAGTGCTTCATACTTAGTTCTGATATTATCCAAGTCTTTCTGTGATGTAGCTTCACCTTTCATGTTGGTCTTAAGGTTCGATTGCATATTTGTGTACTTAGTCTTTATGTTGTTAAGTACAGTATTTATCGACTCAAAACCTTTCTTGGATGTAACAGCACCTTTCAGCTTGGTATTTATCGTTATTGTCTGTTCCTGATTGCCCTGTACTAAATTAAAAGTATCTAAACCGATACCAGTAACTGTACTAGCCGAACCACTAAACAAATCTTTTAGGCTGAACTTACTCTTTAGTTTCTGTATTAAGTCATCAAAGTTGTAACTGTTCAGCGCTTTTATGAATCCCTTTATGATTCCCATAAAGATATTCTCACCATCTTCATACATAGCTTTTGCTGGTGAATGCATCTCAAATTTATCTGCAATAGCATTCTTTATAGCTGTGTATATTGCTACAACAGGCGCTGTGAACGGATTTGATTGTAAGGATAGCTTTATACCCTGTGCAATTCCCTTAACAATGTTTTCACCTATGTTATTCCATTGTTTAGCGCTGTTCTGTTCATCTAGCATCGATGCAACTTCACTAGGCGCACCATTATATCCGTGTGACGTACTATCTGTTCCGTTTAATAGGTTTGTAATAGACTCTTTAATGCTCTTAATAGTCTTGCCTATTCCTGTGTTTGAAATAAACTCCGTAACATTAGGTAATTCCACTTTTATTAAATCAGCTATGTTAAAGAGTATTTTTCCGTATTGTGCTATAAACCATGCTGGTGAAAATACAGTTACAAGAGCATCTTTTATTGTAGCCTGTAATGGTGAAATGCTTTTAATTACACTCTGTTCGCTGGTACTAAAGCTATTCCACTTAAACTCGATAACATCTTTTAATCCAAATACTATCTTTCCATAGTTTGCCGTAAACCATGCTGGACCAAACGATGTTGATATAAGTGTTGCTAATGAGTATTGTGCTGGTGATAAGCTAGGATTATTCTTTCCTGACAAATCACTTATTACAAACTCAACAGCTTCAGCTACATCAAATGATAGTGGTCTATCTTCAAATACACCCGTCCATATATCTTGTAATTCATCTATGAACGATTGATCCACCTTGTTACCAGATGCCCATTCATAGTATTTCTCACCTAAGTATGCACCACCTATAGTAACAGCAAATGCTATTGTTAATGGTATATTTTTGGTAAGTGCCAAATTAGTTAATATAGCACCTAAACCAGCAATAATTTTTGTCTTTTCACTTGTATTATTCTTGAATCCTGTTAATGTATTTCCTATTGCTGTGATAAGTCTTGAACAAAGTGTTTTTACTTTGCCTAACAAATCATCTACTTGTACATTTTCTAAGAACTCACCTAACTTTTGACCTATTAATTTAAAGTCAGTATCTTCTAGCAATGTAATTCCGGCATCAAGGATTCCACTAACCCATGTATGAACGGTATCACCCCATTCTTTAAAGTCAGCTGTTCTAAAGAACTCATTGATTCCTGTAGCAATAGAATTACCAAAGTTAGTCCAATCAAAAGTCTTTCCAAAACTGTTAAGGAAATAAAATGCTGTGTTGATTGCACTTGCTATAGTCTTTCCTAAATCACCAAATAATCTAGGGGTTATAAGTCCATTAAGGAACTCAGCTAATCCTTTACCAAAGTTCTTAGCCTTTTGATAAATAGAATCCCATGGAATAGACTCCATAACCTCTGATAACTTGTCAGATATGGTTCTTCCTAGTCCGTACCAATCACCAGCTTCAATCTTTTCTGCTAACTCTTTAGCAAAATCGCCTAAAGCATCATCTACATTCGCGGTTTCATATAGGGCGCTGTCACCACTACCGCCACCGCCACCGCCTCCACCACCAGAACTATTGTTGTCCAGTGATAGATTATTCAGTTCATCAAAACTCTGTAATTGCTTATTAAGATCTTTTACAGAATCCGATGCACCACCAGCACTACTTCCTACATTGTTTAGGACAGCTGATACTTTTGAATAAGTAGACCTACCAGATAATCTTGCTATCAATGCAGAAATAGTGTTAATTGCACTAACAAGATAGTTTATAAATGATTGCAATGCTGGCGCAACTAAGTTGAATATAGGTTCAAAAGCTGCTCCAAACTGAAATTTCAGCGTAGACAGGCTGTTCTTAAGAGAATCTATATTACTTCTAGTGGTTTCAAACATTGCACCACTTGATTTTAGTGCAGAAAAACTATCTGTTATGGCTGTTCTTAGTCTTCTAAACAGCACATACAATGACCTTATTCCTAATCCATATTTTAGGATTTTCATAAAGCCTGTGCTTGCTAGTGATTGCGCTTTGGTATTAACCTTTGATATGGTATCTCCAATTTTACTGATTCCAGATTTTAACCCTGTAAATCCACTCTTGATACCACTAGCTGTCATTTTTAATAATGACGATGCAGCGCTTAATGCTTTATCCTTGATTTCTGACAACCTACTAGACAAGTCACCTGTATCTACATCCGGCTTTGCACTATTCATAGTCGATACAGTATTCTGTACTTGATTTTGAGTGTCAGTTAACGTATTTTGAATATCTACTAGTTCACTTCTATAAGTCTGAAAAGCGTCTGTATCAATGTTAATTCCTGTTCTGTTGTCATCTAATTGCCTTAGTTTTTCACTAAGTCTATCTATATCACCTTGTATAGCTGTTACACGTCTATTGAATGAGGTTAGTGAAGAAGAATCTCCACCTAGCGCAGCATCTTTTAATGATTTTAAACCAGCAAGTTGTTCTTTTATGCCATTAACACGATCACTTACTTCTTTCTCAGCTTTTGTCATACCACTCGTGTCGATTCCGAGTGATTTTGACGCTTTTGATATGGCTTTGAGTTTAGATGTGTCTAAAGCACCTAAAGCTGTTTTTAGAGTGCTTAATTGGCTTTCCAACTGTCCAAAGACCGCACTAGTACCTTTGGCTGTGGCTGTGACTTCAACTTGCACCTGGTCTATTGTTTCTGCCATCTACTTAACCTCCTTCCCTTTTTTAATATTATTCTTTGTAGCTTTCGCCCATCCCATGAAACGGGCAATAGCATTTTCCTTTTCAAGTTCCTTTTCCTTATCGGTCATCTCGAATAATTTAATGGGTTCATCAATATACTTTGCTTTAGCTTTCTTTCCGTTTAGCACATTATCTATAGCTGTGAACAATGCACTTAAGCCATAGTTTCCCCAAAACAGATACATCATTTCATTTTGATATTCCTGTTCATCTTTCCAAGCCTTTTCATAAACATTCAGTTTTCTAGGGTTGGTGTGCCAAAACTCTTCTTCGGTCATTCCATACTTTCTACAAGTTGGAAACCATGTTTCAAACAGTTTTATTCGGTAACTGACTTCTTCGTTGTTCTCTTCTTTGGAGTCTCTTCTGTATTCTCTTCCTCTGTCTCCTGTCCTGTCTGGTTTGTCCTGTCGAGAATCGCGCGAAAAAAACCGCTTTCTGCCAAAGTCTTCTGATAAACATTAATTAAATCCTGTGGAAACTCACCTTTGTTGTTGATAACGTGCTGTGATATTTCATCTGATGCCTCTTTCTCACTCATTCCTGAACAGTAAGACAGAAAACATCCTATAGCTGCCATACTTGTTATGTTGCTTTCCTGTACTCCACACTTGTTAAGGTATGCAAGGAAATAAAAATCTAAATCTACCGCACGATACTCTTTTCCATTTACTTCAAATTTGTCCATTAATTTATCCATTTTTTTGTCCTCCGTTTTGAATAAAAATTTTTATAAAAAAAAGGGGCAACAATCCTATAGTAGAACTATTGCACCCTTTTAGTTGGTTATTCCGTTTTTATATTAGGTGTTAACCTCAACACCTTAAGCACTTACTGCATCTGTAGGATTAACAGCTGTGTAGAAGTCTGGCTCTCCAATTGGAGTAAAGTGTACTGTAGTTTCAAGAACGCTGTCTACTTCTGCCGCTGGATTACCTCTCTTAACGATGTCAACTGGCATAAAGAAAGCATCTGATATTCCTGGAATATAGAATGTAATCCATGCTCTCTTTCCAGTTGCCTTGTTTGTTTCGTTTGTTTCGTAGATATCATCCCACATATCACACCATGCCTGTGTATAGTTGAATGTGATTGCGATATCACCACCGCCAAGATCACGAAGACCTGGTATATACTTGTGATAGAACTCTTCATTAAGAGAAGTTGTATCTATCATTGATGGAGCGTCATCGAGTCCTGGAATACTCTTAGGACCTGGAATATTTGTATATCCTGTAGTTGGTCTAGTTCCACTTGTTGACTCAAAGGCGATTCCCAGCCTAATTCCGGCTGTGCTTAAATCAATACTTGCGCCCATTTTTCAATTTCCTCCTTGTGAATAAATAAAAAAACACCCAAAAGGTGCTTTTAAAAATCATCACCACTAGCGATTATTCTTCGCGTTCTGATGAAATATTTATGTACATTGTTGTCTAAGATATAATGTGGCCCTGTTACCAAACTAAACCTTAGACCTTTCATAGCATTAACACAGGCATTTGCTACCGCTTTAGCCTCTGACTTGCTAACATTTGTTGAAACGATTATTTGAATCGTATCTCTAAAAGCGTGAATAGAATCATTCGCTATCGTTCTACCAACTTCACTAGGTTCTAATTCTTGAATAAAGACGTTTGGGAAACTTGGAGTGTTATCATTTATCTCATTTGTAAATGAGATGTTAGGATATCTATTATTAAGAATTTTTGGTACTCTAACCTTAAGTTGTGTTGTTACTATACTTTCTATCTGTAATAAATCCATAATTTAACTCCTAAATACTTCGACAGCCCTCATAATGGCATTGTTTCTTATTGTTTCTGATGCATTGTATATAGGCATCGATGCACTTGTACCTATTGAACGTACAAGTTCCCCATTTTCTCTATAGTACCAATAACCAGGGTTTATACCACGATTAGGCGGATGTTTACTTGGATAAGTACCTGGACCATAACCTAACTCAGCTGCTTTTGGATGTCCGGCGCCTGTATTATAGGCTATACCAGCACCAAACTCGATAAACAGTGCATCTTTACCACTTAAATAAATAGTTGCTGATACAATGTCACCTGATCCATTTATTCCAAATCCAATAGACCCCTGTGTACTGTCACCTACTGTAGATGACAGGCTGGCATTTGCTACAGTAACACCATCTTGAATCAATAACTCTGTCATTTGTCTTAGCTTATCATTAATACTATCTAAGTATTTCTCTATTTCCTTAATTGCTTTATCCAAAGAGGCTATACTTAGTTCACATTTGATAGTTTTACTCATTCATCATCAACTCGCTTTTTGAGTATAAATCGTTCCTCGTTAAGTGATGTCTTAATTGCCACCACTCTATAATCTGCACTTTCAGGAAGTACATATCCCTCTTTGTCATACTGAGGTTCGGATTTATGCCAGATAAGAGTCCTTTCATTGAACGGTAACTTACCTTTTGTAGCCTGTATGATAGCATTGTACTTACTAGGATCAAGGCCAAACTCAGCAAGTGTTGTTTCTCCACTATTAAAGCTAATATTCACCTTTGTTTCCACAACTTCGCCATAACAGCTGATAGTTGACTCAACAACAGGAACTTCTTCACCATCTACATTTGTATAAAGGATGTTTCCGTTATCATCTGTAGCATATACAGGTTCGTCTTCTTCATAATTAGCATAATATATAGTTTGACCGTTCTTCTTTAATGTTCTCATTATTCTACCTCTGGCAATCCTGTTACAATTGAAGTTAGAACAGATAAGATTCCAGCTAATAAACTTGCACTAAGAACTACTAGCCAGTTAACTTCAGTAATAAGACTAGCTGTGCCTATTGTAGCAATAGCCGTCTGACAGATTGTTTTAACCGCCCTAATAACTGTTGCTTTCCAAAAGGCTTTATTCTTTACATCGTCTAGCATCTGTAAACCCTCCTTGTTCCATAATTCCATCTAACCGATGATGCATTGATTTAGAAGACTCTTCAACTTTAACAACTCGCCTGTCCAGCTCGTCATATTGCTTTTTGGATAAAGACATTTCTTCTTTAATATCCTTTACATCTCCGGCAATTCCCTCTAACTTGACATCGATTTTTGTTTCTCGTTTAACTCGTTCTGCTAAATCTTTTGAATCGTTTCTACGATTGCTTTTAAGCCCAAAATAAACAGCAAAAGCAACCGATACGATACCGACTAACAAAGATATTTCGATTGTCATATTGATTGCTCCTTAATTTTAAGTGTGCCGCCCACCACCAATTATCTTACACACACCCTTGCATCAAGGATGTCACGAAGGCACAACACCCTCAACACGCACATCTTCTAAAACTGTCTGCAAAATGGCACAACGCCATTAAAGCATCTTCTACGATCAGTGTAGTTTCTGCTAACTCCATTCTCACTATGAGATGTTTGAAGTTCTGCCCCTACTTGGTTGTAATCGTATTTTGTCAGTTTCTTTATATTAGAGATGTATCTTAGCATATCCTCTTCAATATCGGATGAAGACATATCATCTGGATAATGCCTTGCATCCTTTATCTCCGAGATTGCATCGTTGAGGATTTCCGTTAATATGGCTATATCTGATTCCTCCGTAACGCCCAATGTAGTTTCTAGTGATTCTAAAATTTCATTGATTGTTTCTGCATCCATATTACATCCTCACTATTTATAAATTTATGCTGATGGTGTATCACCAATTGTAGCAACTACTACACCATAAAGGTTTTCAGCAAAGAACTTAACACCTGATACAACTGAATCATCAACTGTATCTCTCTCATAGTTAGGTCCCTCGTGAATACCGATAAGTCCTGTTTCGTCTGTTGTGAATGAGAATGCATTTGAAATATCTGCTGCACCAGCATTTACATAGTAACAAACGATGTTTTCTTTAGCTGTTGCATAAATCTTGCCCTTTGGTACTGAAGAATTAAGGAATACATCACCAAGTCCAAGAAAATCCTTTAAATATGTCATACCAAATACTGTCTGAAGTGATACAGATGCACTTCCAAGATAACCAGCAAGGTCAAGTGGGTTCATAAAGTAAACTGATTCGATATCATTATCTTCAAAGATTACCTGTAACTGACCCCATGCATTAGCAAGAGTGTCCTGGAATCCATCACCAGTTGCTGTTCTTGTTCCTGTAGCAAGCATTGTAAAGAAATCACTTCTGATAGATGCCTGAATCTGCTTAAGCATCTTGTCTGTAGTCTTTGCAACAGCCTGTATATAACCCTTATCGTTAATAGCCTCGATAGATGTTGACTTTCTCCACTTCTTAAGAGTGATTTCGCCAACAGCTTCCCATGTGGTCTGATATTCAGAAAGAGGTATGATTGCACCCTCCTCTACTGAACCATTTTCAAGAGTACCACTAACTGTAAGCACCTTAAGTGCAGCTCCTGACTCCTTTGGAATCATTCTTGTAACACCAAGGGCTTCAACAAGTTTCTTGATATTACCATTAAATAACTTAACAAACTCTATTTCACGAACTCTCGCAAAATTAGCGTTCTTAGACAGATTGCTTTCTGCCGTTGTAGTAACATTAGCCATTTTTTATTTCCTCCTGTAAAAAATCATTGAAATAGATGGATATTCTCTTGCATTGCTTTGTATCTTTCTTCTCTATCAGGAATCGCCAGTATCTGATCCGCCGTCATAGATGCATAGACACCCGTTCTTGCTCTTGGAATATCCTTTATAAGTTCCTGTTCTTTGGCTAAAACCTTTTCATCAATTACTTTCTTCTGTAGCTTGAAAAGGGTATCAACATCGCCGTCAACTTGTGCTGTCGCGGCATTGATTGCTGATTCTTTGTCATAACCTAAGTCCAGGTACTGTTCTGTAAACTTATGGATCGAGTTTTCTCGCTCCAACTCTGCTAGGCGTTCATCACGTCTTGCCTGTTCCTCTGCTTTCTCTAGGTCAGCCTGTTCTTTCTCAGAAAGAGTCGCATTGTACTTTTTCTTGTAATCAGCTGCTTCACTAGATGATTTGTCGACAGCCCTTTTTAACTTTGCGTTTTCAACCATCAACTGTTGAATCTGTTCCTCAACTGACTTAGTGGGCTTGTCATCAGCCTTTGGTGTTGTTTCAACTTTTGTTTCCGGCTGAAGTGTGCTGTCATTAGTTTCTGTTGGTGTTACGTTTGTGTTCTCGTCCATAATGTTTTACCTATGTCCTTTCCGCGAAATTTGTAATTAAAAAGGCGCTTTCTCTAGCACCATCGTTTGTGCGTTTGGTATAGCGGTTCTCTCCGCATTATTTGTTTTGATGCGTGATATTAAGGTGCTTTCTCTAGCACCATATAAAAAGGACGGATTTCTCCGTCCGTTGTTTTTAAATGTAGCGTACTACACATCTACAATTGACAATCTCTTCTGGATGATCCGTGCCTGTACTTAACTCGCTAGTCACATCCTTTGGGTATAGCATCATTGCTTCACCTACATAGAAGTATGAATCAATAGGTATCTTTGCTCCGTTTACATCTATGTGTGTTGGTCTAACCCTGTCATCTGGATAAACCATCCAAATTTTGTGAGTTTTGCCATCTTCCTTTGCTTCAACAAACTCTTTACTGTTCAGTAAGGTGTTTGACTCATTCTCAGCTATAAACATTGCCCTGTCATTTGATGTCCAGTAAGGTTCAATTGTGTCATTCTCTATATCATACTCAGAAACATCATTAGGATGATTCTGTAGGTTATCAACTGTACTTTGATAAGTGTTATTCACTAAATCCGATATATACTTATCTGTCTGTGCTTCAGTTTCAAAATAGCCCTTGTCATCGATTATTTTGTACATTTCGTAAGTCATTTCCTGTCGTACAGTTATCTCATTGACTCCGTTATTGATAAGGTCAAAGAAAAGCATTATATAATCCTCTAATATCAAGGCTAACTCTTCTCTAGCTTTTCTCTGTTTTGGAGTTAATTCCATATCACCAAAATACTTGCTATATGGCATCGACCTACGTTCAACAATATTCAGTTTATCGAAATCCTGTATTGCCATTCATTACCTCTAATCGATGTTTGGACTATTCTCTATTTGGTCTGTTACCCTATCACTTGATAACTCATTATCAACTTCTATCTGTTCCTGTACTGGTTCTTCACCAAAGGTCTTTTCTTGGTACTTCTCAATAGTGTCCTTACTTCTTTCCCAAACTTCACTAGGATCATCAAAGAAGTTGATACTCTGTATAGCATCAAGTCCATTGATACCATGTGCTACCATTGTTGCAAATGCATTTGTCTTAACTGTCATTTCATATGACTTCTGACGCTTAATGTAAGGTTTTACATCTGCAAGACTCAGCTGTTTGATAGGATCATCAGCACTTATCTTTGTGCATTTCTGTATAGTTCTAAAAACCACCCTTAATTCCTGGCACTTGCACAAATCTTGAATATTTTCTTTCTTGCTGGCACTTGCTTCAGCTGCACTCCAACCTGATGCATCTGACATAGCAATTCCTGTAGAACCACCTGAGTTATCATTTCTCTGTGGCACATCACATTTCTGCAATATGGTCTGTCTTTTGTTAACTATATTGTTAAGTACACCACTATAGTTATAGTTTACTGTTAATGGTGTAATTGATGGTTTGCTACCGTTACTATTAGTAAATGTCTGTAACCACTGTCCATTCTCAGGACGCTTAATCTTAGTTATTACATTTCCCTCATCATCTGTGTATTCTTCTTTAGCAAACTCAACATCGTTAACGTGCCATATAGCCTGTGTGTTTTGGTCTACATCATTAAGAAAATCAGAATTAAGTAGGTTAAGAGCATCCATCTCAGGAATCTGTCTCTCAAAGCAACCCATCCTGTCATATGCTCTAATCCATTCAACTATAGGGATGATTCCTAGATAATTAGCAAACTCTGTAATCTTATTTTCCTTGTCAACTACAAATCTGCTACTAGGTGTAAAACAAGTGTATGTTGTGTCACCCTCTTCATCTGTAGAACCATAAGTAACACCCATAACAATTCGCTTGTCAGGATAATACAGACTCTTAACTACAAATGTGAACTCAGGATCAAGTACATCTAGAGTAAATGGGCTTTCACCCTCAACATAGTCATTATTAAGGTCTATGTAGGTGTAACCTATACCACATATTTCTACGAATCTTGCCAGTTCCTGTTGTTTTCCACGACTTCCAGCTAACTCATAAAAGTCATTCAATTTTGCTATGGAGTCAGAATTGTTCTTGTCATTTTGTCCACGCTGAATAAGTGATATTGGATAGCCCCAATCGTAACCTAACTTAAACTCAGTAATCTGATTTGCTATGTTATCGATGTCCTGTATGTCAATATCAGGACGTACTTTCTTAACTCTTGGTAAGCCCTGATCGCCTTTTTCATATCTAAGTAGGTTCTTGATATCAACAACATTTAACATATGAGTTGATTTTGCTTTCGATAAAACATCTATTAAATTATCTTTTGTGATATAAGGTTCATTTGTATATATTTCTACACGTCCTAATCGTGTATTATATATAGGGTTTGTATAACCAATATCCTGTACCATTCTTTCACTCCTTAATTGAACATGACTCCGCTGCTTGTTGTCCTTTGTGGTTTCTCTACCCATTTAGCCGTCAACTTTCTAGGATCACATTCAAAATATCTGCCACATTCACATCTCTTAATGCTGTTGATTGTCTGTCTGTCCTGTACTTTTAGAAGAAATCTTCCACATTTAGGACAATATATTTCTTTTTTCAATTTTTTCTCCAAACAAAAACCCCCAACATAACCAGTTGGGGGGATTCATCATTTCTATCCAATTTTAATAAATCATATGATTTATTAAAATGCAAAGTCTTATTTGTCTATAATGTCCATTTTGTCTTGACTTTTTACAAAAGTTCATAAAAACCTCCGTAAAACTTGTCAAATTCCTGTAATGCCTTGCCGTGAACTATGTTTGCCTGTGACCTTGACAGATTTAAACTCTTGCATACAAACTTCCAATCTTTATACAGGATGTACCTAAGAACTAGAATCATGCAATAGTCCTTATCAATCTCTTCTAAACCGGAAATCTGTCTACGAATAGTCAGCATCTGACTCTTGTATTTCACTATACGGATTCCAAGTCTTGCTTTCTGCTTTTCCAGGTTAATGACTATCTCTCCAATAGGATCATTTTGGGGTGAACCATGAGGTTTATCATCAAAACTTGGACTTTTGAGTGTAATCATGTCATTTTCAACATTCTTGTACTCTTCCAATGTGGTGTTATACTGACCCTCTAACATCCTGTAGTGTTGCAAATACTGTTTTGCTGTCATATTTCCTCCTAAAATGGACAATCCATAATCACTGTTCTTCTCTGCATAGTGTCAAAAACTCTCTCAGCTATCTGTGAAATTGAATCAATCGCATCATCATGCA